CACCCCATGTCCCTAGTGACCAACCAAAACCTTGTGCCTGTACATCAGGACCTACACGATAATAATGTCTTACTCTTATACCACCAGACTGTGTTGCCCCGGACCCTGATTCATTAGACGGCATCGTAATAGTAATAGTGTTTGATGCAGGAACCGTTGTAACCATAAATCTTATGTCATCAAAGTTAGCTGCTGCAAAATCTGAATCTGTGATTGTTGAAAAATTATCTAATAAAACTATGTCACCTTGTTGAATACCGTGGTCTCCTGAAAAGTTTATTGTGACAGAGGCAGATCCGTTAGTTGTACTAAAAGCATTAGTAAGTGTTGTAGTAGATTTAATCGGGTGTATATCATAGAACACACCACCTGAATAAGCGTATAAAATTCTATTTGTTCCTATGATAGAAAACTTTTGACCAGAACTATTAGTAAATTGATGCAATCCTCTAGCCGCACCGGTTACGTTGTCCGCTCCTAATTGTTTCCAACCCCCTATTTTCTCAGGAAGCTGATACCTAAAACGAACATTATCACAGTCCACCCACTGAGCCTCTCCACCGGTAGCAGTGACCTGTTTATTTATTCCTGGTAAAAAAGATACCTTCTGTAACATAGAACTCCAGATTATATTAGATTGCGTTGATGTTCAACGTTATTTGACTATTCCTAGCATAGGTCTTTTATCATACAAATTGCTCTTTGCAAACGGTCCATCTGCATGATTATAGTGCAAGAATACTTGACCACATAAATTACCCTCAAAAGGCTCTCTCCAGTGCTCTAATTCACAACCAGAATAAATAAGCATATCTCCTGGTTTTAGGTCCACTTTTACACCCTTGGGTGCATTAGGTTTATGTATACCCTTATACTCGTCTATGACGTTATCAGATCCCGTGGGATCGATAAATATTGGCCAGTTATCTCCACCTAGATTAAGCGTCGTTGATATTTCACAGCTAGGTCTATCTTTGTGTCTTTGTAGGATATTACCTTTTCTGTAAAGTCTTGTATAGGAATAGGTAGGCACTAATTTAAGTCCTGTTTTTTTCTGCATCACTTCTATGGTTTTAACTAATAATGTTTCCATAAGTCTATCTCCATATTTAGCGTAAGAACCTGGAACTTGTATGTCTTTAAAATTACCAACGAGTTTATTGCCTGAGTGAGTTACACCATTTTCTAACATCCAATAATCTGCTTCTGCTGATATTTGTAAATACGTATAGGCTAACGCTGCCACCTCTCTAGATACAGCACCACGTATGACTTGATATTTATTTTTATTAAAACTCATATTTGTATAAAATTAAACGATACTGAAACTCTCCAATTTTTTTCACCCTTATCTGTGTTTAAATTTATATCAACACCATGTGGAAGCCAAGATGGAAAAAATATCAAACGTCCTTCTGTGCCTTCATAAGCACACACTCTCCATAACGCTTCTGGTAGATTATCTAATCTTCTAGGCATATACGTGTTAGGTCCTGGTCTAGGATCTTCTAAAAATAATTTTCCGGAGTTCTTAGGTACTTTAATATAATATACACCAGACCACATTGAGTTAGGGTGTTGATGTGTTTTATTATAACTATATGTGGGATTAATGTTGGCCCACATATTACCCAGTCCTATTTCGCCTTCTACTCCATAATCCTGGTTACATTCTTTTGCCATTTTGAACAATTCAGTTATCAAAGGTTTATATTCTTCTCTCTTGTCCATATCTGTTTTACTATGCCAACCAAAACCTGAGTTTGTTTTGTCCTCTCCTTTTGGGTCAGCTTTACGCCACGCTTTAATATGTTTAAATAAATATTTATTTAATTCTTTAGAGTTGGGCAGATCTTTAAAATAAACAGGAGTTGGAAATAATATTTTTCTATTTAGTTTGTTCATTTAAATGGTGGCCCTCCAAACCACATCACTAAAGATTTTCTTATACCTTTTTTAACTGGTGCAACTTTGTGTCTTAAGAATGATGCAAAGAATATGGCTTGTCCTTGTTTTAAGGCTAACGGTTTTGCTTGACCAGCATCCGCAAATAAAAGATCTCCACCCGTAAATTCTGATGGATCTGATAATAAACAGGTCATAGATATTTTACGTATTGGGTTTCCTCCCTCTCCACCAAAAGCATTTAAATCCATATGCCAATCATAAAAACCTTTTTTAGGATAAACCGTAAACTGTGCTGGTTCTGTTAGTTTTACACCATCAAACATAAAATGATTTAAGTTTACCATAGACACTTGGTTCTCAATAACTTTATACATCTGTGGTAATTTAGCAAAAGGTATCCAAGATATGGTTGTAACTCTTTTTTTAGTATCATATAAACCTTTGTCTCCACCACCTACTTTAGCTTGTTCGGGTGCACATTGATGACCAGCATCTATAATCATTTTACATTGCTCTGGCGTAAAGATGGGGTTGGTGGTTGTAGCAACATAAGATTGCCACCTCGGCATTTTTGGTATCATCCACTTCTCCCACTCGCACTTCTTGAAGCTACAGGATTGTAGTCAACATCTACATTACAAACTAATGTTCTTCTTTTCTCTTTAGTTCCATTAAACGGATATACGCAGTGTCTCATGTCGTAAGGAAAAATATAAAAATCTCCTATTCTCATTTCAGGTGAGTAATCTGTTTTAGCAAACTGCCCAGAGGCTGCACCTATAATTTGTAATCTTCCATTCATAGGTTTATCTTCAGCTGAATATTCTACACCTGTTTCTTTCGGTAATTTTAAAATCATTACAGAGGACAAACCTGTAAATAATCTACCTTGATGGACGTGCACAGGATTATACTCATTTGCTTTCATTTCATTAACCCAAATAGAATTTATTGTTTTTTGTGTCGGACCTATTTTGTTCCAATCTGTGTAATGATCAAATATATTATGAAACCATTTAAGTATGTCTTGTGGTAAAAAACTATGCTGATGCATTTTATCGGTATTAGGACCCGAATAAAATAAAGATACTTCGTCTTCTATTTTTCCTACAAGTTGTTTATTAGCTGATGGTAATTGTTTCTTTTGTTTTTCGTAGATTTCATTAAGACCTACGAATACTTCCAGGGGGACTTTATATTTTAAAACAGTTTGCCCTAAACTTATAGATTCAAACTTCATTTTAATTTTTTAGGTTTTTTACTATCTAAAGATAAAGTATTTTCTTTCAAACCTCTTTCCAAAGATTCTAATTGACCCATTATATTAAATACCTCCGGTTGTGTTGTACCAGGGGTTATTGTTTCTTTCTGTCTTTGAAACCTTAATAGATATGATTTAGCTTGGTGTGTGTTTACATCTTTTGTATCAAACTCACCATCATTAAACTCTTTTTTAAGTTTAGACCACGTGGCTACTTCTCTCATTCTGTGTTTAGCCACAAGTTCCATACTTGCTTTATTGTATAGTTTTTCTTCTAGATCTACTTGTTTAAGTTCTTTCTCTAATGGATCTTTTTCTTTTTTAATATCCCTTTGTAGTTTCTTTATCTCAACTTCATTTCTCCTAGCATCAAATGATAAGTGAACTAAATTTTCAAAGTGTGTGTTCTGTTCTCTTACAGATTGCCAATACTTTGCAGCTTTAGTTGGATATTTATTATCAGATAATACAGAGAATCTCATTTCTGTTTCTGTACGAAACATTTGTTTTTTCATCCATGTATCTTGTAATTCTGGTATTAATTTTTTAAAATGTTTAACATCTTCTTTATCTAAGACATTAGACAAATATTTAGACTCTGTTTCTAATTTAGTGGTTATGTTACGTTTTTCTTTTGACATTCTATCTCCTTTATTCATTTCTAGTCTCTTTATATACCTTTCTATATAAAGGTCAAGTCTACGATACAGTCACGTTAGCTATTACTGCAGGTGCATCCCATTCTTCAGTTGCTAATGGAAAAGCAGGCGACAAAGTTGTTAAACCAACAGATGCAAATCCTTTAACAGCCGCACCTGTATTTGACGCTGACGGCGCATATTCTCTTCCTATTGATAGATCAGCTAATTCTGACCATGTAGAACCATTCCAAAATTCTGTTTGTTTATATCTTCCAGGTGAAGTAGGGCCACCGCCAAAAACTAAAGCTGCTTCGGTTGTTCCACCCCCAGAGTTTGTACTTCTACCTGTATTTAAATTAGGTCCTTCTGACCAAGAAGATCCGTCCCAAGTTTCTGTGTCGGCTATGTTTGTATTTGGAGATGGAGGATTACCATAACCACCAGCGATAAAAGCATTGTCTTGGGATGCTCCACCGCCTGCCATATTGTATCTTGATCTATTTATTTCTGATACTTCTGTCCAAGCAGTTCCGTTCCATGTTTCAGCATTATCTCTTCCAGCAATAGTTGGTCCGCTACCTCCACCGTATATTGCAGATGTAGATTTAGCACCGTTCATATTTCCAGCGTTTCTTCCAGTATTTAAATCTGCAGATGCATCTGTCCAAGCTGATCCATTCCAGTCGTAAGATTCTGTTTGAAGACCTGCAGTTCCTACATACCCTCCAGCAACAAAACCTAATGTAGATGAACTACCCGCACCAAATAAAGTTGTATTATTGCCTCCTGGAAAATCAGCACTTTCTGCCCATGCAGTTCCATTATAAGTACATTGTTCACCACCAGGTGAAAAAGGTTCACCCATCATCATTAAAAAATCTGTTTGAGTACCAAAACCAGTGGCACCATATCTACCACTTGGTGCGTTTCCACCTGAAGACCAAGTTGCCAGCGGTATTCCACCTCCTCGTCCAAAACCTTTTAAAGTTGTACCTCCAGATAAAAATAACATACCTTCTTTTAATTTTTTTTGTGTTAAAGGAGGAAACTGCCAAATTTCTGTGGCTCCGGTATAACTTGGTGGTTCTCCACCAAAGTACATTGCATTTTGAGATGTGCCCCCTGTTGTTCCTCCAGATCCTCGACCAGAAGCTAAATCATTTACTTCTGTCCAAGCGGTTCCATTCCACAATTCTGTATTTGTTAAATTAGGGCTACCCCCATAAACAACCGCTGAGGTTGAAGAGGCTCCAGCACCAGATCCATTTTTTCTTTCAGTATTTACTTCTGTTGTCTCTGTCCAATTTGTTCCATCCCAAGTTTCTGTGGAACTTCCAAAAACAGATATAACACTTGTATAAGTTCCAGAGGCTCCTCTACCTGATAAACTATTTTCATCTCTAGCTGTGTTCATATTGTTAGCCTCTGTCCAAGATGTGCCGTTATAATTTTCAGTATCAGTACGAGATGCTGTTGGACTAGGATTATTTCCACCAAAACAAACTGCAGTTGTTTGTGACCCTGTCATGTTAGCATAAGCTCTAGCTATATTTAAATCTCCTGACTCTGCCCAAGCTGACCCGTTCCATTCTTCAGTAATTCCTGTATATCCACTTCCTGGAGGTAAAGGTTGTCCGCCTGACACGAGTCCTGCTGTTTGAGTTCCCGCTCCTGCTGGAGACCAACCACGTCCTGCATTGACTTCAGTTGTCTCACTCCATGTGGAACCATTCCAAGACTCTACATAATTTCCAGCATTGTTTGGTGCACCACCATAACCACCAACAGCAATTCCATTTGTAGCTCCATCACCAAAAGATCCTAAATCTTTTCTAGGCGTATTTAAGGTATTACCAGATCCCCAAGTTCCAACATTTTCAACTGGATCTGTGTCTGTTGTTTGTATTGTTACACCTTTTATTTCCCTATACGTTGCCATAATTAACTCGCTGTAATTGTTTTGTTAGATAAACTTGCTGTAAATTCTTCCGTTTGATTTCCTGGTCCTGTTCCAGTATAAATAATTGCTGCCGCAGATGTTCCTGCTCCACAGTTTCCACCAACGTTTTTAGCTGTTCCAAGGTCTGCGACTTCAGTCCAAGAACTTCCATTCCAAAATTCACAATTAGCTATGTTACCTGGAGAAATATTTCCACCAGAGTATAACGCTGATGTTTGAGTTCCAGAGTTGTATCCACCAGACTTTGCAGTTCCTAAATCAGTTGTTTCACTCCAAGTTGTTCCATTCCAAGATTCTACAGATGCATTGTGAGGTTGTCCGCCAGCACCTAATAAAGCAGTTGTTGTGCCTGTACAATTTACAATATATCTTGCTGTAAGCATGGGTGACTTTACTGTCCACGCAGTTCCGTTCCACTCTTCAGTTTTTCCTGTTACAGCACCTGGATCATAACCTGCACAAGCTAAAGCAGAGTCTTTACTAACTCCAGCTCCAGTAGTTTGTCTTGCTGAATTTAAATCAGCTTCCTCAGACCAAGAAGTATTATTCCATTCTTCGGTTGCTCCTGTATAAGATGGAGTTCCTCCACCAAAACCTACCGCTGAAGTGGATGTTCCAGCCCCTCCTAAATTATTTCTTCCCGTGCTTAAATCACCAACCTCTGACCAGGAGGACCCATCAAATTGTTCAGCAATTACAGATCTTGATGGTCTATCTCCAGCAAAAGTTATACATGCTGTTTGAGTTCCAGAAGTTCCGCCAGCACCGTTTGTCCCCGGAGTGTTTAAATTTGGAGCTGATGCCCAAGTTGCACCAGGTATATTTGTTTGTGTTTCTTTAAAAGCATTTGCTGTTGAATTAAAAAATAATTGTCCTTCCGTTGATTTTGCAAATACTGGAGGTGCAGAGTTCCAATGTTCTGTACCATTAAAACCTGAAGGATCTGCTCCCGCCACGAAACCATCACCACTTGTTGCTCCAGCTGTAGAATTAGCGTGTGCAGCTTGACCATGATTATTACTCATAGATGGTGCAGTTGTCCAAGAACTTCCATCCCACCAATTAGAATTTGTGTTTAAAGGATAACCACCAGATGCGATTACATCTGTGTAAGGTCCTTGTAAATGAAAATGATAACCTGAAGCAGGATAGTTTGTAATTGATGTCCATGAACTACCGTTATAAATATTAAAAGCGTTTGTAGCTGATGGTGCTCTTCCTCCACCTGTCATAGCGGCAGTTGAAGTTCCTGTAGCTCCGTTTCTATCTAATGCAGTAGGAACATCATGACCCGTGTCTGACCAAGAAGTTCCATTGTAACTTAATGTTTTAACTTGTTTTGTATTAGGGTTTAAAGTACCGCCGATCTGTAATCCTGCAGTTTGAGTTCCAGTGCAACCATAGTTACCATCAAAACCTCCTGGTAAAGTTCCACCAGAAGTCCAAGATGATCCATTATATTCTTCTGATCCGTTAAACGGGTATGGTGATAATCCAGGGTTTTGACCTCCAACTGCTAACGCAGCTGTTTGAGTTCCTAGTCCTCCAAAATTACTTCGTGCATTACTCATGTCACCGCCTTCAGTCCAGGCAGTTCCATTATATTCAAATGTTTCTGGTTTATACGCTGAACCAGGAGGATCATATCCACCAAACTGAATACCGGCTGTTAGTGTTCCGCCTCCAGCACACTCATCTCTTGCGGCAGGTAAGTTTCCACCAGCTGACCACGAGCCACCTGCTATTTGAGAGGCAACAGGATCGGTGCTAACAGTTTGAACTGTAAATCCTTTTATATCCGATAGTTTCGCCATAGGTTAAGACTATGGAAGATTATATAAGACTGGTCTAGGTCTTTCAGCTTTGTCTTCATCTGATAATCCATCCCAAGCAGCTTGTTCTGCTTCGAGTTCGCCAGTAACGATAGCTTGTGCTTCTTCTTTTGTTTTAAGAGCACCATGCACCTTACTGATCCATTGATCACCATGAATATTATCACCTACAACCCATACATCGCCAGGATGACCTGCTAGGTAAAACTGTCTTCTCTCTTCGTGAGTAAAAAAGTTTTTTCCCCAGTTAGTCGCTGTACAGTATTTATATGCCATAGTTGCTTCCTCCTTTTAAACTTTTATATATCATAATTAAGTTGTTGTCACTGTATTAACTCCAAAATCTGCAGCTGTCCATTCTTCTGTTGATTTAGCAATACTAGATCCTGAAGGAGGCGCATAACCACCACAAGATATACAAACTGTGCCACTAGGTCCTCCGCCTGCGTTACCATATCTATTAACATTTAATTCAGAAACTTCAGTAAAAGATGACCCGTTCCAAAATTGAGTTGTCATAACAGTAGAATCTGAAGCGTTTCTAGTAAATACTAAACCACTTGTTGTCGTTCCACCGCCTCCGGACGACGCTGATAATGCAACTGTTACTTCTGCTACTTCAGTCCATGAAGACCCATTCCATTGTTCTACGTTAGTTCCATCTCCGCCACTTGCTATAATTGCAGAGTCTTCTGTTCCAAAACCTATTGGTCTTATTCTAGCTGTGTTTATTTCTGTTTCTTCTGAAAATGCAGTTCCGTTATATGATTCGTTAAAATCTTGTGCTGGACCTGGGTTATCTCCACCCGCTGCTACTCTACCAGAAGATTCTGACGTTCCTGCTCCTGCAGCATTTCTTCTTGCGTTATTTAATTGTCCGCCATTACTAAAAGAACTTCCATCGTATTCAAAGGCGTAAGGATTAATAGGTGCACCAGATGTTCCAACTGATCCACCTGCTGTTACAAATGAAGTGGTAGTGCCCCACGCTGCTCCTATTCTAGCTGTTCCAGGTTGATCTGGTCCTTCTGCCCATGATGAACCATTATAAGTTTCTGCGTTAGCGAGTGATGATGGAGGCGGAGGTGATACCATGTCAAATCCTCCGGATACAAAAGCGGCACTTGGAGTGCTTCTACTAGCACAACTTCTCTGTCCTGCTTCTTGGTTTGTGTTTGCACCAGAGGCCCATGCTCCGATAGGAGCACCACCAGTGGTTATAGTTTTAAATACTCCTGTTGAGGAGTTGTAATAAAAATCTCCAGCAATTCCGTTATCTGGATCGTCGTCACGGGTTTGAATTTGAAACCCTTTTATACCTTTATATTCAGACATCGCTATTATTTATCCTTTAATAGCCAACCTTGAGTTGAGTCTACATAAACCAATGTAAAACCTGCTCTCTCGGTTGACACTGTTAAATCTGCTGCAGAACCCTGTATCTTGTGTGAGTTTCTTCCTACTGTTAAATTATTAGAGTCAAATGAACCTGCATAATCTATAAAACTAATTTCATCACCAATTGTTGCTGATGATGGTAATGTTGCTGTAAAAGCTGCTGATGATGTATTACAGAAATATCCTTCACCTGCTACTGCAGTAAAGCCAGAAGTTTTTACTGCTTGCCATGACGTTCCACCAGATACTTCAGCAAAAGATAATTGACCAACACCTGTTGTGCCTGATCCTGTTACTGAGTCTACTTTTAAAAATCTATCTGCTGTTACGTTACCTGTAGGGAACTTTAATGTGTAAGATTGTGAACTTGAGTGGGGCGGACTTTGCAACTTAATACCATGGGAGTTGGACTCGCAGTTAAGTTGTAGAGTTCCTGGATTTGTATTACCACCGATTTCTACAACACCTGTTCCGTTTGGTGTAGCTGTAATTGATCCGTTAGAACCATCTGTAATTGTAATCGTACCAGAGTTAGTTCCTGAGTTTGTGTCTAAAGTTAGATCATACGCACCGCTTGTTGTAATTGTTGCTGCAGCTGATCCCGTGCCAACAACTAATTCACCAGATCCTTTTGGTGCTAAAGCTAGATCTACATTTGAATCACTACCATTAGCAGATAATTTAGGATCATTACCTGTGGCAGCGTTTGTAATTTCTAAAAAGTTTACGGCTGAAGAAGTTGTTTGAAAGAATAATTGTTCATTACCGTTCTCATCTCTAATACCATGATCATCGTCAAAATCGATCATGAAAGAATTAGTATCTAAATTACCACCTAATTGTGGTGTAGTATCATCAACAAGGTCACTTGCTAATGCAACAGAGTCAATACCTGGGTTAGTGCCATCATCAGCTTTTGCATATACTAAAGATGTTTTACCATTTGCGATTGTAACACCAGCGTCAGTTCCTGACACATATTTAAATACAACGTTTTGAGATCCTGAAGTTGAGTTTTTTAAAATATAAAAGTTTTGTACATCAAGCGGAATAGTTACATTTCTGCTCGCTGTTAATGATCCTGTAAATTCTATAATTCTATGAGAAAGCGTTGCGCCTGTAGATCCATCGGATACTGATAAATCTGTATCGCCAGAATTAGATACTGCTTGTGTAGTGTATCCACCAGATATTTGTTCAAAAATCTGTAAGTTAGTATTTGTTTTTGTTCCCCACGTTCCCGCATTTTCACCAGTTGCCTGGAGTTCAATACCTAGGGGTGTATATGTCGATGCCATATTAAGCTGCTTCTCCTGTTACGTCGTTATAACTCGTATTTGAGCCGGTTGCAACATCCGAATAAGAAGTATTCGAACCCGTTGAAACATTACTATAAGAAGTATTTGAGCCCGTGTCAATATCTGCGTATGCTAATACATTTACTGCTCCTACGCTTAAAGAAGCTGATACACCAGTTAATCCCATAACCTGATCTGCTGGATCTATTGATCCCACAGAACCTGTAAATGATACGCCTGTTAATCCCATCGTATCTGCAGGAGATATGCTTCCCACAGAACCTGTCATAGCTTGACCAGTTAAATCAGCAACAGCTGAACCTAAACCAACTAAAGAACCAACACTAAATTGTGCTTCTTGACCAGATAATGTTTGTGCATTGTTTGGTGCAATCGCTGTGCCTTGTGCTGATGTAATAGAAAATCCTGTAGGAAAAACAACACTACCACCAAATCCTATTGCAGTTCCTTGAGTTGATGTAATTGCTTGACCAGTTAAAGTTACGTCTTCGTTCGGTGCAACAGCTGTTCCTAAGTTTGCAGTAAACGATTGACCTGTTAAACCCATAACTTGGTCTGCTGGTGTAATTACACCATTAGCACCAGTTATAGCTTGACCTGTTAGTGCTACGTTTGCACCTGCAGTTATAGTTAATGAGTCTACAGTTGCATTAAATGATAAACTTCCGAGTTCTACAGTTTTTGGAATTACTGGAGATATGGATCCAACAGAACCTGTAAAAGAAACTCCTGTTTGTTCAACGACGGCTGCCGCTGTTATATTAACTGAACCAACAGAGGATGTAGTTGCAATACCTGTTAATGAAACTGTTTCGTCTGCAAGATTTCCCCACTCACCATCATTCCAAGCTTTTGCACCCCATCCGGTTGCAAGTACAGCATCACGGTTCCAATATGCTCGTCCCCAGGTGAATCGACCCCATCCTGATTGAACCGACATAGTGGTCCTCCTATGCTAATCTTATGATAGCGTTTGTAGCGTC